AAGAGAAAAAAGTTTTGTACCAAGTCAAGTTGTACACTGTGCGCACATTCATAATGTGCGTTACGGATAAAGAGAAAAAAGTTTTGTACCAAGTCAAGTTGTACACTGTGCGCACATTCATAATACAATATAACTCAATAAAAAGAGCCACTCTTCGTGGCTCTAATTATATCAGCTGTTTCGTTTCACGTCATATTCCAGAACGAAGTTGACTCCGTTATAAGTGTAGGGGTAAGAAATGCTCACTTCTCCGTATTTACCAGCGGGGGCTTTTGTTTTTGACCACCATTCATAAGTATTCACAGAACCGTTAACTCCATTAGTCAGGTACAGCGAAAGTTCATAGGAAGTGTCTTTGACAAGATCGATGTTCAATTCCAGAGTTTTAATGCTGTTTGCAGGAACACTAACAAAGGCAATATCCTTAATGTGTTCCGTGGAATTTGTTTTTTTGATAGTCAGGATATTAGGTTCGGACAAAGATACAATATTGTTCTTTGTTTTGAAGGAAAGGGTTTTGAGGGTCATGTCAGCGGAAGGAATTAGCGTGCAGGATGTTGTAGACACACCATGCGATACTGTGTCAGGTTCGGCAGGGGCGTTAGCACCGATTTCCTGAACAACAGTAACAGTATCATACTGATACGCAGTAGTCCAGCTACTTACAGTGCTACTGCCAAAGTAGTAGCCGTCAGTGCGCTTCACGGTGATTGCGTACACGACAATTTTGTCATGCGCTGCATCACCGCTGTCAGTGAAGATCATCTTTCGCTGAACAGTGTTGTTCACATTCAGAGTTGCTTGAACACTGCTCTGCGAACTGCCATACAGCACCCCCAGAAATACCGTAGCAGTCCCGCCAGCGCTCACGCTCAGCGGAATAGTCACCGTCTCCGGAGCTTCCACATTCCACACAGCGGCGGCATTACTCTGTCCCTGAAACGTAAGTGCAGTACCAGCAACCGTACCCACATTCAGAGCAAAGGGAACAGCCTTCTTGCCGTTGTCCAGCGGTACAGCGTCAGTTCTGTCACTGGTTTCCTGTACACGGTAGAAACTGCCCTTGTTGTCACCAACCGTTGCTTCACCAGTAGTCAATACAGTGGTGTTGGCTTTCAGCGTGGTGTCAGCCGTCATCTTAGCAACGTTGTCATACGTTCCCAGACTTGCGGCCTTGATTTCAGCAACACTCGTGCCGAAACTCTGAACCACCTTATCAACCTCACCCTGAAACTCGCTGTAATCATAGGGCTGGAACTCAAACGGCAGAGCAAACAGCCCATTTTCCAGAGCCACAGCCATAGCAGAAGTCTCGCCGACCACCTGATAGAACGAACCACCACCGTCACCGATAGCCGCATTGCCGCACGTCAGAAGAGTGTCACCCAGTTTCAGGGAGCGGTCAGCCACCATATCGGCCTTTGTATCATAGCTGTGCAGTGTATCAGCGTAGAACTGGTTGACAGCCTGATTGTACGTCTCCACGTTCTGGTTATACCGCTCCACGTTGCTCTTATACTGCTCAACGTTCTGGTTGTACTGCGTCACCTGAGCATTCCAGTCTGCGCTCTTAATCCAGAACTCAGTATTGGTAATCTCAGTGTTTGCAGGAACAGTTTTGCGGCTGACATAGCTCTGTTCATTGGTATACACCACGCTCAGAGCGGCATATTCGCTGGACTTATCCCAAGCACCCATGAACTTCGGAGTATAACGAGCTCCGATATACTTCTTAATAGCCATATTATTGACCCCTTTCATATAATAAACTGTCCACCCATTGAACCAGAACACCCGGTTAACCCTCCCGATAGGATTGAAGAGTGCCTATCACACGTCAAAGTTACTGTACAACTTCCTGTTCCCACAGCAAAGCAAGTTTGCCATAGTCCTCAGAATCAGGGTTCATGTCCGTGTCAAAGTCAATGAAGTCCCAAGTATCAGGAATCCAAGCAATGAAATAGCCGTCCTCGTTGATTTCAAACCAGACGTATTTCACAATCTTGGAAACCATTACCTGTAAGTTGTTGTCAATCCACGTTGCCAGAGCCTGTACATAAGTCTCGATATACTCGCCGTTAATGAGCTTCTGAACCTCATCATAGCACTTTTGAACGGTTTTGTCGAGCTGTGCAATTTTTTCATCAATGTTTTTCTGATAGTTGTTCTGCTGTGTAGTGATATCAGATTTGAACTGTTCATTCTCGTTGTTTACCTGTATTTCAAAAGCATCCAGCTTGTTCTGAAAACTGGTTTCCAGCTGATCAACTTTAGTATCGTAGTCACCGTAGAACTCGATAATTTCATTGAACTGTTTCACAGCGCTGTTGTAGGTTTCCACAACTCGTGCCAGAATCTCATAGTCGCTAGAACCCGGAAGGAAAGTATTCAGGTCAAACTTACCCGGAATCGGCAGGAATGGCAACGGAGTAAGAGTAGTAAGCGGCATAGTGACACCCCCTTTACAGATGGAAGTAGTCGAGCACCCACCTAAGCAGGGCGCTCAGGAATTTAGCCAACGAGACTAAATCCATAATATCACCCCTTTCAGGGCAGTTTAATCCAGCCCTCAATGTGGTACTCCTTACCAGCAACAGTAGCCGCACCCAGCTGGATAGTGATGTTGTGCAGGCCGTCAACAGAACTGGTGGTGTCCTTAACGGTCGCGGCGGTGGTTGCCGCATGGTCGGAACTGGTGTCGTACCAATTCAGTTCAGCGTGCTTGCCAACATTGGGCAGGTTCACACGCAGGACAGGGCTGGTTGTTTCGACAATGTCGGAAGCAGTGAACACGGCATTGACGTGCAGTGCATCGTTCAGCAAGTAGGAAACGTCTTCATTGATTTTGATTTTGCTGTCAGCAGGCTTAATGAAGTTGACCATAGTTTTACTCCTTTACAAAATTCCCATGAAGCAATCTTTCAAACTGTCGATAACCTCTAAATCCAGATTGCGTACAGATTCAGAGTATTCTTTGAACAGTTCTGCGTATGACTTGTTGTTCAAGCCAGACACGGTTCTGTTCCGGTTGTCATTGTGCTGTCTGTCTGCTGTGGTGCGTTCATCGAGTGTTGTAGTTTCTCTGCTGTTATAAGTGGTGGTATCTGTGCTGTTACTGTTTCCTGTGTTAGTTCCATTATTTTTATTTTTGTTAGCAGAGGAAGCGTAGGTGTTATTTGCGATATCACTCTCAATGTTTAGCATCTGAGCAGGAGTGTCAGAATTAACATTGAGGGTGTAATCGTTATGGGAATTATTTTGTGTACTGACATTGTTGGTAGTATCAATACCAGACCTTGCGAGCACATCAGTACCGGTTTTAGTACCATTATCCGAACTAGTGCCGTCAGCTTTGATAACCTCAGTGAGAGTGCCGCCAGTGTAGAATTGCCAGTTCTCAGCCATAGCATCATACAGCATATTGAAGTAAGGCATTCTCTCGTTAAGAGTGTTGTTCAGGAAGAACTTAAATCTGTCAGGCGGTAGACAGCATATTTCATTGAAATAGTAATGGTTAATGATTTTCTGGTTAAGTGCTTCTCTCCACGCCTGCATATCACCAGCAGAACGGAGAAAAGACGGAAGAGGGTAATCTTTCATGCCAATGTCGAATCCATCGAGAGTAAGCAGTTTGCCCAGTTCAATGGTATATGTTGCCATTATCCCTCACCCCCGTTATCATCTCCACCACGAGCACGTACATAGGATATAGTAGAAGCATTTTTGCTGTATTTGTCACCATCAGTGATGTAAGGTTCATTAGCCAGTCGTACAGACACGTTCAGCCCGAACATATCATTGATAAGTTTGCAAGCGTGCTTTCGCTGAGAAAGACCAATGTTAGCAAGGGCATTCGCTTGTTGGTCGAACTGTTCCACCTCGTCAGTTACTCTTCGTTCACGTTTGAAGTCTGCCATACCGATACCAAGGAAAGACAGGTACTCGTTGTACTTCGTAATCTTGATATCCTGTAACTGACCAGCGACAAACGGTGCATCAGTACGGAGAACCATGAAACTGTTCGGGTCAAACGTGCCTTTCATACCATAGATAACAGGAGTGTTGCCAGTGTACTTCTGATATACAGCCTGTGCAGTCTGTTTTTGCTTTGTGTCAGTAAGAATCAGGACAGGAGTTTTCTGAGCGCCGATGTTGACTTTGATAGTCTGGTCGATATCGTACAAGTCCCGTGTGTAACGGATAGTAGTAAGGAAAGTCGGGTACATATCGGGGGTGTTTCTGATAAGCACACAGTCCTTCATATCGTACTCGTGGAACGTTTCCACAGGGCTGATAGGTCTGATATACATAGGCTCATTGTAGAAGTTGATTCCACGAAGTGCGCCATTTAGGCACATATATCCACGGGTTGCGTGGTTGAAGAAAACAGCTTTACCGTAGGTGAACAGGCAATATTCGAGATATCGTTCATTCACACTGTCAGGCAGTCCTTCCCACTTAAACATTGTGCAAGCCAGAGATTTAAGACGAAAGTAGTAGTCAGCGTAAGCGGCGTGGGATGCTTCTTTGTCTGCTAGTTCGTTATCGTAATTGTACATTTGAATCACCTCTTAACCGAATATAGAGTTGATAAGCCAGCTAACACCAGCAGTGGCGAGAGTGCCGACAACATAGCCGACAGGGCCAGCAATAACAGCACCTATTTGCCCGCCTATCTGTGAACCAGCGATATTAATTGCAAGGTTAGTTAAACCAGTAACAACCCAGTTAGATACGACTGGAACAAGATATTTTTGAACAACTGTGGTAGCTACTGTTGATACAACTTGAACCAGAACGTTTTTAGCCGCTTGCTCAATAGATATATCGCCTTTCATAACACCGCCAATCGACTGGCACATAGTGTTGATGATGCCGGGCACTAAGTCTGCGGCAATCTGGTTAAGTTCTGTGCTTTGTGAATGAGAACCAATGTAGGAAGTAATTGCATTTGCTAGCGCATGAGAACCAAGTTCACAAACATAGTCGATTGACTGTCTCTTTGTTACTTCCAAGAATTGACCAGCGGCTAGTTTTACATCACCTGTTGTTAGTGCAGTAGTAACGGCTTGCCAACCGTTTGCAACAATAGTGTCAACATAAGAATCAAGTAGATTCAGAGTGTGAACGCCTAGTTCAGAGTTGCGGTCAATCTTAGTAACGTCTACAATCCAGTCTTTTAGCTGTGATTTTGCTTGGTTAATTACATTCTGTGCGGCTTGTTGTCCAACGGATATAGCATATTGAAGCAGGTTGTTGATTTTGTTTTCAACGTACCAGATGGAATTGTTTACAACGTCAGAGCAGAATTTGTTAAGAACTCCGCTGAAATCACCAGTTGTGAGTATGTCAGTAGCATAGCCAGCGGCATTTGTTTTGATACCATCTAACTGTGCTTTAACGAAGTCTTTAATAAGTTTTGCCAACTCACTGGAAGGGTCAACGTTCTTTGCGGCAATGATTCTGTCAGCGATTCCATTTACTGTTTCGTTGAACTGAGATTCCGTAACAGTGCCGTCCTCAGATGCCGCACCCTGTATTACTTTGATATCAGCATCCGTAACGTAAGGGCTTTTGTGCATCTCAACTTGGCTGTAATGATTTTCCGTATAAGGTGTTCCGGGGAAGTCTTTGATGTCGTTAGGGTTTACACTAAAAGTGTGGCTCACTTTTCCACCATCAAAGTTAGTGTAGTCTGTGCGAGTTGCAGAAGTAAAGTAAATCTGGAAGTGAAGGTGAGCGCCAGTAGAGTTTCCTGTGTTGCCTACTGTACCAAGTTGGTCACCTTGTGAAACTTTAGTTCCGGTAGATGGGCCAATCTTTTCCATGTGGGCATAACGTGTATAGTAACAGTTTCCGTCTGCGTCTTTTGTATCATCGTGTCTGATAAGAACAGTGTTTCCCCAAGACGTAGAAGAGTAGCTTTGCACAACTGTTCCAGCTTTTACAGCGTAGATAGGTTTTCCAGCAACCTGACCTGCCGTTCCAGTAGTAAGGTCAATAGCAGAGTGAGAAGCACTGAAAGCAGTAGTGCAATACCAACTTCCAACACCTAGCGGATGAAACCATTCACCAGTACTGTAAAAACCAGTAACGTTATTTTGTGCATTACTGCCACCAGTTCCGGGCGAACCAGCAGTTACTTTGATTGTTATATAGTCGTGGTTATTGGCAACAAAGTTATTGGAAGTAAGCCAAGGGTTCAGCTGTAATAGCGTTTGGACAGGTACTCCGCACATTGTTGAAATCTGCTGAATATCGTCCATCCATGAACCGGTATACTGTACCTTTAAGGTGGCGTAAACGGCATTGTTGGCAGTTGACGCAGATTTAAATTCTTTTAGCGTTTCTGCCGCTGAGTTTGCCATATAATCACCACCTTACACAATAGCATTGTTTTGTCCGAAGTTTCCGTATGTTGCAGTGTAAACCCAGAAGAATATGCCGTTATTGAATGCACGCTTGATAATGTTCATATCATCGTCTGGGAAGTTACCGCTGGCATTCAAGCCGTTGGTTTTGATGTAAGTCCAGCTTGCTCTTGCATGAAGGTTGATTGCTCTGTATTCGCTCTGTTTGTAGCCGTAAACGGTTAGAAATTTGTCAATCCGTTTCAAGATATCGAGAGGTGGTGTTTTGAACCCATAAGATAAAGCAGTCTTTTTGCCAGCTATATAAATGTTGCTTTGAGCCACACCACCAGTAGCAGGTGCATTATAGCTTTCAGAAATAGCAGTTAAGTCCTGTGTAATTTCATCAATGCCACTTGCATACTGACTGGCTTCAAACCCACTTGTTACAGCGCCAGCGAACGAAGAGAGAGTTGAAGATGCACCACCAGCAATTGTTCTTACAGGGTTTGTTATAAGTCCTTTAGCATCCAGCATACTTGCCGCATTTGCGACAGTATCAAGAGCGCCCGTTGCCGTATCGATAACCTTATTGTAGTAGTTTAAGTTTCTGTTCTGTCTTGAACGTTGAACGTAAATAGAGTTTGAAGCATTGTGTAAGTTGTAGTCATTCTTATACTGGTTATACCCCCATTGGCTTTCAGGGATTGATACTGCCATTGACATTGATGCAATGTTGGTGTTGCTGTAATTGGTGATAATAAATCCGACTAAACCGGACGTGTCATCAACAACTATTTTACCATTGATGTCAGCCCCAGTGATATATTCTGGGTTGAACTCAATCTCCTGCCCCATCATCTGTGCATAAGCCGTAAGGAAAGCACCAGACAAAAGTTTTTTGTTTACAGGAATATAGCTAACGCCGTTAGCATCAATGTGTGTAGGGTGTTTTGCATAAGCGATAGTTGCATCATGGTTTGCGGGCCATTGCTGGATTTTGGTGACGGCTGTTGCTGTACCATTTTTGACATAGCCATTGAGCAAGTTTGTAAGAGAAGCATTGTCATACTTTTTTCTGACAGCTCCAGCGCCAGAAATAAGGCCGTTTAAGTCAGTAGGTGGAAGCGGGTTTCCGGTATAATCGGTAGTTGCAAACACAGTAACCCAGTCCGGTTTCAAATCCTGACTGCCGACCTGATAATACCCACCGTTTCCTGTTCCGCTGAAATCCTCAGGCACGATATTATCTCCGGCAACATCAGTATCACTGTGGCATCTATCAACATAGCTGTCATAGTATGTGATATCGAAAAACCAAGTTTGGATAACGTCTGTGCTTACGTACAGCCTTACGGAGCTGTTGCTTGCCCACTCGATTCTATCAATGAAGGCATAGAACCATTTATTGGTAAAGTTGTTGTTCTGGTACATGATGTAGTTGCAGTTATAAAGCAAGTCCACTTCGCCGTCCACAACAATAGTGTTATTCTTTTTAATGTACTGGAAGTTCTCGTAGGTCTTAATTGTTTTACCTAAGAAATAGGTAGTTTGTGCTTCTCGATTAGGAAACCACAGCGTGTTTCTGTAATCACTCTCGAGTGGAGTGTCGAGTAGCCTTAAAGCAGTTGTTGGTGTAAACATAATTTGTACCTCTCTTGCCCCTGTCCCGCCCTCACTGGTCTAAAGCTCAACCAGTTACCGTAAGAGAGAAAATTATGGAGCAGTTACGTTATGAAGATTACTTTTCGGTGAATGCCCACGCATTAGCAAACGGACTGCAAGCCATAGTCTCCCAGTGATGCAGGAAGTAGGTGCGGCTCAGTGTGCTTGCATTGTACGGGGTTTCGGCCATCTGGAAGCGATTGTCGTGGGTGCGCAGGAAGGTGTTGTCTGCGATGATTGCCAGCGTATTAGCGGCATCACCGGTATCACCAAAGCTGTCAACCATAACCTGACGGCCAAGGAAGTCAGCCTTGCTCATGTTGAACGCCTTAGCCAGAACTTCAACGTCAGTGTAGGCGGCAACGTCAGCACGAACCAGAACGCTGATACGGTCAGGAGAAGTCCAAGTGGTCAGGGGGGTTGCGTTTTCAATGCCCTTAGCTTTAGCCATCTTCTGATAGCAGTTGTACTTGGTAGAGGGGAACTGGAACTGAAGATACTTGGCACGCAGCTCGGTGACAAGGGTTTCAGCAAAGGCACGGTGGTCAGTGCCAGCGGTCAGAGAGGTTTTGTTGATGTTGCCATCGTTGATAGCCTGACCAACGACACCCTTCATCAGCTTAAACTCGTCAATGTTGTCACCACTGGTAAGGGTGTTCAGAATCATCGAGACGAAGTTGTTGAAGGTGTCGGCGTTGGTGAAAGCGCCAGCCAGAACGGCATCATAGACAGTAACCTTGTACTTGTCCTGCCGGTTGCGGCGGTAGTATACGGTTTTAACGTCAGGAGAAGCAGGAGACAGAACGTCACTCATTGCAGAGCTGTCGTAGGGAGTAGCAACAGCGGGGTTCGCAATGCTGTCCTGCACGTCAGTGCCGTAGGGAATATCAACGCCCTTGAAAATGCGAAGGGGGTTGTCATAGGTCATGTTGTGCGCTTCCTGAAACAGAATGCGGTTCACCAGACCATTGATGAACTCATTCATAAAGGGAGTGTACTGCATGATAGCGCCACCAGTTGCCTGAAGAGTGGCATTGGTAGCAAGCGGGATGTTATCTTTCAGCGTGGAACTAGTCTCAATGACTGCGTTCACAATGTCGATAGCAGTTGCCATGGTTTATCACTATCCTTTCTAAAATGTTTAACCCTTGAGATTAAGGCGGCCATTGGTAAACAGGCGATTGATAGGGTCTTTGTCCTCTTCCGGGCGAACACCCTGCTTTAACTGTTCCTCGGGAACAGTAACACGAAGGAATAGATTCATGTTATCTTCTTTCAACTTCGCATTTTTAGCAGTGAGTTCATCCACACTGCGCAGAGCGGTCGCTTTTGCGGCAACCTCTTCACTGAAACCAGTGGTCAGTTCTGCCAAGATGTTGGTTACTTCGCCTTGGTCTGCGTTATCTCCCAAGTGCTTGATAAGCTCCTGTGTCTTGGCATTGAAATCGGCAAGCTCCATAATTTGCTCCTTTCAAGTCTTTAAGTGTCAGGGTGACAGTAGAACTGTCTGCTGGCAAACCAGCAACGTTATTTTTGTGTTCGGTAGTCCCATCGTGACTTTCCCTCTCTTACATCCACATGGACAAAGGTGTTGTACAGTCCAAGTCCAAGCGAATTAGGGTATTTAGAATTAAGCCACGAGTACAGCTGTAATGGCGTAACACCTGAGATTTTAATATCTGCGGCGTTGCCAAACACATGCTGTGATTTAGGGCTGGAATTTTTAATTGAACTGTTGTAAGCTACTGTGCGATATGCTGAGTTGATAATAAGAGGTTTGTTGTAGTGGTTACGGATAATTTCAAGAAGTTCAAGAAGCGCTTTGTTTAGCACAATGACACGGGATAAGTCAGAACAGCGAAACTCGTGTGCTTTAAAATGAGGTGACAACTGTTCATTAGGGTTGAGGGTGTAGTCAAAAACATAATATGATTTAGTTTTCATAATATCACCTCTCAAGCGCTTGTATTGATGTGCCGCCAAGCACCCCAGCGGGTGTTAGTGAACTCACGCACATAAATCACATTAGATGATTCAGTCGGAAAAATCAACTGCCACACCCAATGGCCTGTTACAGTAACAACCATCATGTTCCAGTAGTGATAACCACTAGAAAACGGCGTGTTGCTTATTCCGGGATATGACTGTGCATAGAAACCCGGGGTTTTGATATTGTTGAGGTCTGATTCAGATGTGGACTGTAAAAACCCTAACATGCCTTGCGGGCCAACATCACCTTTAGGGCCGGGGTCACCTTTCGGGCCTTGGATGCCCTGCGGGCCATTTACACCCTGTGCACCTCTCGGGCCTTGAGGGCCAGCCGGGCCAACCTCGCCTTGCGGGCCAGACGGGCCAGCCGGGCCTTGTACACCTTGAGGGCCTTGTGGGCCAGCCGGGCCGGGCAGACCAACGAAATCACCATCTCGTATACCCTGTAACAAATCATTCAGAGCAGACTGTGCTTTAATTGCCGATTCATTGGCAATCTTAGCGGCGGCTTTTGCCGCTTCTGCTTCTGCATTGATTTCTGCTACTAGCTGAACCCAAGCAGGAGACGCTGGCTCAGGAGTTGTGCCGTCCTCAACACCAGAGTTCTCACTTACAACGTAAGGGATATCAGCTGTGGTAAGAGCTTTCATGCCGTCAGTGCCCTCAATTGTGATAACACCACCAACCGTAGTAGCGGTAATCAAAGCGGGCACATTTACGTAATCACCTACAAACAGCTGTGCTGGCGGGTCTTGTTTATTTGCTGTGTGAAAGAAAGCTCTTACAGTAAGGTTTTGCCATACCTTAGAGCGAACAATGTGTAGACGGTAAATGTTAGCGTTCTTCTGATAGCCAAAGTAGATAGTGTTGTGCCATTCGGTGGGATAAATTCTAACCCCGCCGTTGTCAGAAAGCAGTAGCTCAACGTCAACCATTGTTCTCACCTTCTTTCTTGTTTAGTGCAGACAGGAACGGTGCAACCAGTTTAACCAAGTCGGGGTTAATCTGGCCCAGATTCTCAAGCACAGAAATAGCTTCCGTGATGATAACCAGAGTGCAGATAGTTGCGGCGGCAGGTAAATTGAAACCCATGTTCACATAGCCCATAGCATAATCAGCGAGATAGCCGAACGCAATGAACAAGATAAAACTGGCTTTCTTGTAAATTCCTTCCCTTGCCTTTGTGGAGTTCAACTCTTTGTTTTTGACAGCTTTCAACACTCCGGTGAAAACGTCAATCACCATAAAGGCCAGAGCGAGTTTTACTTCCACTGGAACGGAATAGACGGCATTCATAAGCTCACCCCCTTTCCGGTCTAGCTTCTACAATTATTATACCATAGGTAGTTGAAAAAAGGAAGTAGGTATGATATAATTATTTTAGAGAGAAAATGTTCCATGTGGAACAAATAGGAATAATTCCTAAAAAGGAGCTGAGACAATGGGTGACTTCTATGACGGTACAAAGCTACTGTCTTTGATGGACACGAACGGCAACAAGCCAGAGATTTATATGTGTACCACCAACCGTTCTGGCGGTAAGACTACTTGGTTCAACCGGTATTGCGTCAAGCGCTTTATCAACTACAAAGAGAAGTTCATGTTGCTATATAGATTCAACTATGAACTTGATGGATGCGCTGACAAATTCTTTAAGGATATCGGCGTTCTGTTCTATCAGGGACACGCAATGACTTCTCAGCGCAGGGCCGCTGGCATTTACCATGAATTGTTTCTTGACGGCGTTCCCTGTGGATATGCTGTAAGTATCAATGCGGCAGACCAGATTAAGAAGTATTCTCATTTTTTCTCAGATACAAGTAGAATGCTCATGGACGAGTTCCAGAGTGAGACAAATCATTACTGCGCAGATGAAGTAAAGAAGTTCCGATCTATCCACACTTCTGTTGCTCGTGGTCAAGGCGCTCAATCTCGATATGTTCCTGTTTATATGCTGTCTAACCCTGTTACCCTGTTGAATCCTTACTACGTTGCAATGAATATCAGCTCACGACTGAATGACAACGTAAACTTTCTGCGTGGCGTTGGGTGGGTACTCGAACAGGGATATGTCGATGCCGCTTCTAAGGCTCAGGCTGAATCAGCTTTTAACAGTGCATTCAGCGGTGACACATACGATGTGTATTTGACACAGGCTGTGTACCTGAACGACAGCTCTGCATTCATTGAGCGTCCCGCTGGCGCTTCTCGTTACTTGGGCACTATCCGCTATATGAACAAGGAATACGGCCTGAGAGAGTTCCCAGACACAGGTGTTATTTACTGTGATGATAAACCAGACTTGACTTACAAGTTCAAGCTGGCTGTTACAACAGACGACCATAGAGTGAACTATGTTATGCTCAATGCGTACAAGATGTTCACAGACCAGATGAGATATTTCTTCGACCGTGGCGCTTTCCGGTTTAAGAACTTGCAATGCAAAGAAGTTATCTTGAAAGCGCTGTCTTATTAGTGCTTATCCCTCTGAGACAGTACCACCGATACAGGCGGGTTTTGCAACGGCGATGAACCGTCCGCTATGTAGTTTCGTATCTGCAATGCGCTTTGGTGCACCTCAGAGACAGGATATAGAAAACCCCTCTTGCCGTTCCGTTAGGTTCGACTTGAGGGGTTTGTTTTATACGTTTACAACCAGAAAACAATCAGCTAACTCAACGCTAGTTCTATCATTTAAACAAACTAGCTCACCTGTGCCCAATTTAATTACTCTAATGTTGTCGTATTCATCCGGGGCACTTATCACCATGTACAGCACACTGTCAATCCAACAAACGTCAGTTGGTTTAAGAGTGCCCAATATTTCATAATGCTTTTCCTTTTCTTTCTGAACGATTTTCATATTACCACCTCAATGACAGCAGAGCCGCAAGAATCAACAGTGCATCACAAATATACACCGACTTGTCAAGTTTATACTTGTATCTGCACACAGTTATATAAATAGAGTAGGATGCCGCAATTGCAAACACGATAACTTCGCTCACTTTTTGTTCTCCTTTTCTTTAGTGCACCACAATGTAAACCCAGAGCCAGCAATTATTGCTGTGAACGTCTTATTGGTGTCAATATGGTACATGAAAACTTTAGACCTCAGCATATCATTGGACAGAGATGAAACTTTGATTGCACCATCATTGATACCAGGCAGATGAACATACTCTCTGTTCAAAGAATAGGCAACGTACATGAGGGAATCTTTAGACAGGCATTTTCTGTCATAGTTCTCTCCGGGGATACGGATTAACAAGTGCTTCTTTTTGAGCTTTTCTTCTGTCGCTCCTTTTGCATCAGGGATAATCCCATTACCCATTCTGAGTTCCCCCTTGCTGTAAGCACTCGCCAGCGTTTACCGCTGTCACCTTGTGGAAGATAAACCAGTCCTCAGGTTCAGGCTGATAGTGCTTGATGTGGTACTTACAGCTGATATAATCACAACCACCAGTTCTCTGGTCATACGAGTGGTCACAGATTTTGTGCAAGTCTTTCATGTTACTCACCTCTTCAAAATAATCATGACCTTATCAAATGCGTTTTGCGTAACCCTAGCCTGATTAGCCTGTATAGCCGAAAACACACTGACAATAGCTTTATCATATCGCCGCCACTTATCACGCTCACCAAACCTGAACGCAATAAACTCTTCATCACCATCGTACTTGAGTTCTACTTCTGTGTGCTCGTCAATGTCACACCACGCATACCAAAATTCCTCTAGTGTAATCATCTCACACACTCCCTCACTTGGATTCTTACTTTGTCTTTACGAACCTCAAACGTGCTCACATGAAGGTTTCTGAACTGGTTCTTCATGGGGTCAAACCGCCCACGATACAGGAGCGTGAAGAAACTCCACAACTCAAACTCGGTTTTCCAGCCACAATTCTGGCAGGACTGATAAAACTCTTCAATAGTCATTTAAAATGCACCTCACAATCAATAATGCAACCAGTGAAATCAAGTTCTTTAATCCAAAGGGTTGCTACCTGAGCACCCTTGTACGACTTGGAAATGTCAGGCCAGCTACAACCAGCTCGAATTAAACCAGAACTACTGTATAAATCAAAACGTGCATTTCCTGCAAAGAATAAAGTTGCATACAGGTCTTTAAGACTTGAAAATTTTCTTGCCATTATATCACCTCATTGTAAAATCAGTATCAACCAGCAAAACACCGCCCTTAATTCTTCTTGGAAGCAATTTACCGGGAACTGTTAAACCTGTCTTAAAATCTTTGAATGTTCTTGTTTTACTAAGAAATGCAATCTCTTCTGGCGTAAGTTTAGAATCGGATAGCGTCTGTTCCTCATTTCTTGGATTTATGCCGTTCTCAATGTCCTCTGCAACTTTTTTGTCAAAAGATTCTGCAAACAGGTCTTTGCACTTTTTTGGCATTCCTGCGCACTTGATATTGTAGTAAGGGTTCTCTATCGGCTCTAAGTCCTCGGCTACAACATGCTCAATGTACGTCTTTTGGCGCACAAACCAGCCGATGTCCCAGCTCGATTCTAGCTTCCAACAGCAGAAATTCGATGGGTGCACTGTAATGCCTTTTAACTGCTCAGGCGGCAGGTCACAGTGTATACTGTCTGTGTCGGCGTAGATAAAACCGGGCTTGTCCTTTCCGTAATAATTTTGTTGAGCCGCTCGAATGGTAAAGTTGCGGGCATAACTAGTGATAGCTGAACCAACTGGAATGTATCCGGGTTTTTTGTCATTTTCGTTCACCTCGTAAAATCCAACAGAACCATCATCTTTTTCAAACGCAACTTTGAAAGAGCTGTTCGTGCTAGATGCCATTTTTCCGTATAAGTTGTTTAGAAATAGTTTTGCAAGTTGTCTCATAGCGCCTTTGCTTGTTTTTTTGATTGCGGCATACTTGTCAATGTACTCGTCAAACAGGCCAATAGTTGAATCAAACTCACAGTAATCAAGTAGTTCATAATCAACTAGATTGTAGTGTTCACGCAGTAGAATGAAATCTGTCTGTGTTAATGTAAGCTCAACTCGTGTATCGTGTAAGTTACCGTCAATGTCATAGTATTCTGAACGTGGAATACCGTCTTTGCCAACAATATCTGAGCTTTCCAGTGCTTCTGTTCCTTTGTACATCCAAGAACCTTTAATCTGTACAAAAGGTAACTTACCGGGTTTCAGATAGAACCGGGTCTTAATGCGGAAGAAATAGAACTTTCCGTATTCCCACAGCTTTTTAGGCTTTTCTGTCGGCTGAAACCAGAACGGGTCATATTTGATAGGGCAATTGTATGCGTCCCAGATATCACCATCGGTTGCTTCAACATGAATGAACTTAGGCTTACCAATAGGATAATCTGAGCATGATTCAGAGTGCATTACAGATGGATACAGGCTATTAACATCAGCTGTCACACCGTTTCTATACTCCTTACACTCTTTGCCCTTGACCAGATAGCACCAACCACCTTTGTACGACTTGTGAATCCATTCTCCAGCTGTGCTAGAACCATAAACTTCTGGGTCAAGTGGTATTTTGTACAGGTCTGGGAACAGCGTGCTGTAATCGTCTCCGACTGTGTGCCCCTTCTTGAACTCGTCCAAACAGCACGAGCCGATTGTAAGTTTCTTGTGGCCCTCTGAGAACATAAATTCAAGTGCTTCTTTTATAACTAGAACGTCATTTGCAATGTACTTTAGTTCTTCTTGAGAGATAGGACAACCAGCGTATCTGTGCCCTTTATACTCCATATCTAGTTTCTGGTGTTTGGTCTTAAAACTGACACCAATTTGTTTAAGGCTGAATGGCAGTAGTTTAAGACTGTCTTTAAGTTCAATGTAGTGTCCATTCACTTTGATAGTCATAGTGTACCATTGTCCCATGTCTGAGATAACGTATTTGAACGACCTGTCAGGCATTTCCCAGTTCTTTTTGAACTTTCCGCCTTTCTGGTCTGGTGACGGGTCAAAGGCTTGCTTGAATTTGAGGTCATAGAGTAGATACGACAACCAGAAGTTTCCATCAAATTTGAGGTTGTGGAAGTACACCACAATGTTCTCATCCAGTGATACATAATACTCATACAGCTCACCAATGGAATGGAAAACCATAACGTCCTCAGTCCACAGTTCAACACTAGCGGCACTCCACACCTCAGTCGCTGTCTGTTGTCTCGTATTATCTTCAACTGTTGTCTCAAAGTCAGCACTGAAAGTTCGCCACTTTTCGGAACGTGACATTAGATATCATTCCTCATAATCATTGTATTCAAACTGGCTGTCATACAATTCTTGCATTGACTGCACCTGTTCTCGGGTTGCTCTTGGAGCAAGTATTATTAGAACATCCTGTACAGCAGAGCCAGCTTGTTCATTGTAACCAATTGCCGCAATGACAGCCGCTTCCATAATTTTCGTTAAGTTCTCGTTTATACGCCTAGCGACTTCCTTTGCACCTTCCTGTTCTAGCAGGGTGTTAAAGGCTCGTTCCATGTCTCTGGTGTTTTCTCGATTGAGGTACATGAACCATTTCTTTGATGCTTCAATCTCCTTGGGATTCTTCAACCGTGATAAATATGCGCCGTGTGTTACAAACCATTGCTCTTCAGTAGGTTCATTAATGTCTTGATTAACAAGAGCATTCAACTTACGGGAAAATTCGTTGTATGCGTTCATGTCAACAAACATCTCTTTAACAGTATCAATTACTGTTTCAACACTCTTTTTGAACTGGTCAGCTGGCTTGGCAATTCTGGAATGTTGATAAGACTGATAACGCTTTATAGCTTTTTCACCACTAATCACTTGCCCTTGTGCATTCTCAGCATACACATATTCCTGTACATTTTTTGGGTCACTAGCAATCTTCCGCATTCTCTGAACATCTCTCAAGCGATACTTGTCAAGCTCAATCAATCGCTGTATCTGCGGTGTTACCTCTGCTGTACCACCTTCTGCCCTCACTTCCTGAATATACTTATTCACCTTGAGCAACAACTGCTGTTTGGCATTTGCCAGCTCTCTAGCGTGCATAGCGGCTACTTGTTGGCGATGATTCATAATTTGTTCATCTCCTTTATAAAAGAATCCCGGCCAGTGAATTGGCCCACCAGCCGGGAACTGTAAGTGATTTTATTTAAGAAGAACTTCGCCTTTCTTCTTAATTAGTTGTTTACCTGTGTGATCAACCAACAACCACACAGTCAATGTAGTCGCGACCGTTCTTGGAAGTGCCGGTGGTGACCTGAATCTTGTGGAACTCTTCGCCGAACTGACCGAAGGTTGCCACGGCGCTCTCAAAGGAGCGGCAGAACGTTGCAGAGTTGGTGCAGTAGGCAGTACCGTCAACGGTAGACATAGCCAGCAGGGACATTTCCTTGCCATCCTTGTCAGGCTCAGTGTACAGCACCCACTTGTCCAGCTCAATGGTCTGGCCCTTGATATCGGTAAGCTTTTTGCGCACAGGGGACTGCACGAGCTTGTACAGGTCGAAAGCGGATGCAACGTTAGCGGACTTGGAAATGATATTCATAGTGATACTCCTTACTTGTTATGTGTTTGTTGGGTGGATAAACTTACTGTGCGTTCTCGTCAGACTTCTTCTGACGCTTGCCGAACTGGGCCGCTTCCTCAGGGGTGATGTCGGTTTCCTCAATAACATCGGCGTTGTCGAACCACTGGACAGCAGTCATGCCATAGGTCTTGACCTTGCAAGACAGACTGGTAACTGCAACAGGGTTGAACTCGTCATTTTCCCAGACCTTCTGAACGGCCTTGAGTGCGGCAGAGTTGTCAGCGAATGCACCCTCGAGAGTGGCAGTCATATCAACCACTTCAAAGGTGCTCAGGTTGACGGCCTTGACAGTGGCAGTGGTGACGATGGAACGGCGGGTGATAGAATACTTACGCATGATGAATACTCCTTTGTTTTGTGTTGTGTTGAAGCGTCTAAATTAGGAGATGGAAGTTATCTCCCACACTTATTGTACCATATCTAGGTACAGATTAACATGGATTTTTGTTGCGTTCGGGATAGAGATTTTATACGTCCGAGTTATGGGACTTTTCGATAAGATTGTCAAAAATTTAACAATCGGGTATTCCCAACTAAGGCGGGACTTTTAACAGTTTCAACATAGTTTTCAACACTCCTTTCACGTGGTAATTTCCACGTTAGTACCCTGTACATTAGTACAGGATACCGGCCTAGAAATTACAGGTCAAACAGTAATTCGGCTTTTCGATGTGTGAAGTGTTCCAACGGGTAATTAGAACCGAACTCGACAAGCCATATAGGCAAACCCTCTTCCAATAGGTAGTTCATAGCGTCTGTTGGCGATTTGAACCGATTCTCAATATCCGGATAGAACGCCACATCAGGCTCAGCAAATACACGTGTATCCATGGTATAATAAGTGTTCTGCAACTGTTCAGCAGAATACTGGGTCAGCAGGTACTTGTATACACGGTGGGCCAGCTGTGAACCATTAAGGCGTGCACTCATTTTGCAGAATCCCCCTTTGCATCCATATACCCAGACATGTACTGTAATACTTCATCTAAGTCCTTTACTGTATTTGTCGAAACATCAGACTTAACCATAGTACGAGCAAGTGACAGCGCATTGTACAGCTGAACCAGCTCAGCGGATTTGTAATTCTTTAGATACAGCCTAATCATATCACAGCCATCCTTTCAAAGTTGCGTACAGGTACAGGCCAAAGCATACAGCAAAAGCCGCTAAAATAGGTGCGATACACTGGAAATGATACAGAGACATTTTTCATACCCTCACTTTCTCGTGGTAGTTCCCACGTTAGTACCCTGTACAGCGGTACAGGATACCGGCCTAGGAATTACATTTTAATAAACGAGTGAACACTATATTTATGGCAGTCGTCCATATACCAGATATTCACTTTCCAATATACGCCAGACTCATATCGCTTTTTAGCCGCCCGCATAGCGCCTGCTTTAGTCTTATAACCTTGTCTGACAGTGATATCATTGCCAATATAAGAATCCACAATATACATATTAACGCCTCTTCAATGTATTTTGGCTTGCCATCATCAGCGTACAAGTTGCCATCTTGTGCGGACACCGGATACCCGGTGTTTCGACTTAGTATTGAGAAAGGCGCTTGCCGTTGTTCTCATACCACTGCAACATTTCTAGTGTATCACGCACAGCCCAATTTGCGCTCATAGTATATCCATTTCCCTTACCCTTTAACTTGAAATAGCAATTTTCGCCTAACCATTCGGTGGTGAATCTATTAACATGCCGTGCCGTGGTACGGCTACAATCAACAGGGTAATACAACTTGACCGTCTCAATGTATGTTTCCGGGTCAAAGCAAATTTCCATCATCAACGTGCAGTAACTGTACAAGTAAACACCCTTAAACGCATTAGTCTTGCTATCACGAATAATCTCAACGTGGCACTTGGCGGCGGGCATAGAACGCATTTTGTAACTAGTAGTCATAATAGTACACCTCTTCAATGTTACTTGTGTTCGTGGATATCCCCACGTTAGAACCCTCAACATGGTTGAGAGTTCCGGCCTGTGGATATCAATAGCACACAACGTTTTTGAACTTCACGTCAAACTCGTCAGTACCATCACCATGAAGTTCACTTACGTTGCCACAGCAAACCATCCTGTTTTCAGCGTCACGCAGATACCAGCGGGAACGCTCAAACTCAATGTGGTCACCCCACACAGAGCACACATAATTCCAGCGGCGGACACCCCATTCATTGGTGCAGTCAAGGTACATTTCAATCTTAACAGTCTTTTTCATAAGAACATCTCCTCAATGTTTCTCTTGTGATTCAATTTGTGGTTTCTTTCCACCTATATTGTATCACATTTCTTGTTGTTTGTCAAGGGTTTTCTTTGAACCTCTGTTTTGGACTTCTCTATGCCGTTCCATCTGGTTCTATGTTGTTCCCTCTTTCATTGTCTATATTATACCACTGTTGCGGTACAATGTCAACAGGTAATTTTTACCACTGTTGTTCTATGGCGTTGTGACAACACTGTATAGTTGTACAACGCACTGTAGTAGCCCATGGTGGAGTACAAAACTTTTTTTTCTTTATC